TAAAGTTCCCGGGTCTCGAACTAACCAGATTGCATCTGGATTAGCCCGGACTGCCCGGGGCCATAATGACCCTGAATACATAGGGTCCCCAACAAACAAGAATTTAGGCAATTGCCACGATTCATATTTGGAGGTTCCATAGTGAGCCCGCGTTCTATCAACTTCAACCAATTTGGTCAAAGCCTTAGCACGAGGTAGTAAATCAACTACCCGTTGTCTAATTGACGCAGCCAGATCTTTAACCCAGATATTATCTGGATACTTAAAGTCTGGACCGCCGGAGGCCATCCATTTTGGGATGTCTCCTTCGAACCCAGGACCTCCTGGTCCGTAGTACGAGACTACGTAACCTTGAAGTCGACGAGGCAACACTGACCATAGTTGGTTAATCCGTGAAACGGATCGGTATCCGAACCCCAAGAGAGCTAAACCTTGAGGTAAGGATAGTTGATACTTACGTACCAATTCCAACCACGCTGGCAATGAACCAGCAGCAGAGAGAACCTCTAATAATGCTAACGGTCCTACAGAGAACCCTCCGTAGTAAACACGTTTCGCAAATTCAAGGACCCCTCGCCCCGAAGAATCATGTACAGATTTAGAGAGTTGGATTCCAACTCCTATTCCCGCCATAATCTTAAGGTAGGTATCGGCTACTAGCCGGTCAGCTATAACTATGTCATCTCCTAAGAGAGCATAGTCCTCAAACCATTCATCACCAGAAACCCGGCCAGACAATTCTGCTGCCATCTGCACTATAGCATGATGGGTCATAGCAAGCATTGCCCACGATGTTAAAGCACCCATTGGTTGCCCAACTGCGTAACGTATAAATCGTTCACCATCATTGTCCGGACCAATGGCCCGTCTAGGTAAATCATACGTACGTCCCACCATTAGACTCATCCATAGGTTCGCCCCATGAGCGGTTATAAGCCTGCTCAGGAGTGCCCCTTGAAGAAGAATTGGAAGACGATCAGTAGCGGAACTAAGGTCTAAAGACCAGAACCGTTTATGTCCCTTTGATTGCAATAATGCAATAGGAGCAAGTTGATCGAATGTTCCATCTTGAGGGATTACCCTTAAGATTGCGAACAGGTAATCATGCAATGGCTTCATTGCCC